GGCTCCTTCTTCGATTCTATCCCTATGTAGCCGTCGAGGCCGAGCCTGTCGTGGAGGTAGGCGAGCGACCACTTCAGCATGTCGGCAACCAAGTCGATCTTCTGCTTGCGGTCGTCGCAGGTGCGGCCTTCGTACCGCGCGGAGAAGTCCCGCTTGAACTGCTCTATGCGCCTCTGGTCGTCGGAGTTGATTCCCACGTTCGCCATTCTGTCCTCCAAAAGTGAAACGGCGCTCCCGCGCCAAGTCGATTCCCTATGACGGGCCGTTGCCCATGTACCGCTCCGTCCAGTCGCCTATCTCGTCGTCGCGGTTGGCGTAGCCCCCGCAGTTGCCGGAGTTCGGTTCGACGATCAGCTCCGGAACGTCGGCATCGCAGGCGCAGCCGAAGAAGCAGACGGCGAAGTTGCTCACGCCGTCTATCCTCCTCCCGTGGAAGCACGAGAAGCACGACTGTTTCCTGTTGCCCGCCTTTTTCAAACCGCTCCTTCAAGAAAGCCCCGGCACGGATGCCGGGGCATAGTATCGCACAGAACAGCGCGCCGCCGCTACACCTCGTCTATCAGGATGGCGTCGCAGTTGTTGCATCGGTGCTCCTTGTGAGACTTCACCACGACGTAACCGGCGAGGCGCTGTAGCTTGCGCACGCTGTTGGGCTTGATCTCGGCGATGAAGCAGCTCGACGTGATGAGGTCGATAAGCTCGCCGGTCGTCCCGTGCTCGCCCGCCGACGTGCCGAGGCGGTATTCGTCGAAGCACGTGAGCGACGTTGCGCGCACGCGGGCGGGCAGTCCGTGCTCGGAGTACATGTGCATGATGCGCTTGCGCATGCGCGGTATCTCCTCGCCGTAGACCTCCCTCATGGTGTACGCGAGGCCTTCCAAGCTGTCAACGGCGTTCTCGACCTTCTCGCCGATGACGCGGAGGATGTCGTCGTACGATAGGTCGCGGATGTTGATCGGGTCTAGGTAGTCGTCGCACTCGATGATGCCGCAGCTCGCCTCGTTGAGGAAGATCGGGGACACCTCCGGCGCTTGGAACTTGCGCTTGTGGACGAAGCGGATGCCAGCCATGTAGGTCTCCCCCACGTCGTAGCGCTTGTCGGGGATGAGGATGTCGATCTGGATGTGCCCCAGCGAGCTGTCGGTTCGGATGATCTGGGCGCTTCCGCCGACCTTCTCGTAGAGCGCCTTCAGGCAGTCCACGAAGTCGATGTTCTGGCGCTTCGCCTCGCCGAACTCGACGAGGTTGGGGGTCGTCTCGTCGCCGGAGCGGCGCGTTCCGAGCGCGAACTTCCTGTCGCCCTCCTTCTTCAGCCAGTAGTTGATGTTGTCGGCCCGCATGTCAGGCCCCAAGCGCACGAGGTACGGCACGGGAATCTTCAGCAGCGCGCCGATCTTGTCGTAGCACGCGATGTGCCCGACCAGATCAAGCTTCTCCTCGCCCATGGCGTTCTTGCCCACGAGGTACATGTCCTCGCTCTTCACGCGCATCTCGCTCCCGAGCGCTTCGGAGCGCTCGACCGCATCGTAGGCCTTCTTGGCGCGCTCGTAGGCCTGCCTGACCGTGATGATCTCCTTGCCCGCCTCGTTCACGTACTCCTCTATCGTCTTGCCGAGGTCTGTGTATGCGTCTGCCATCTCCCTAGCCTTCCTTCGATTGTCTCTCTATGGTCTCGACGGCCACAGCCGCCTTCCTCGCGGAGTTCATCATGTCGGCGTAAAGCCCTCCGCGCGAAACGCCCATGCTCTCCGGCGTGAGCTGCGCCACCACGTCGACCGTCCCGACGGGGACGAGCAGGCAGCTAACGCCAGCGCCCACCATCGCGTCGCTTATCGCGCCGACGGCCTCTTGGCCGATGTCCGCGCTCACCTCGACGACGTAGGCGGGCCTGCCTATGTCGTTCTGAAGCTCCATGACGCGCTCGACGTACTCCGCCGCCGCCCCGACGGCATCGAACCCGGCCTTGTCGGCGACGTACTCCGCGAGGGCGGCCCTGTCCCACACGACGCATCCGCCCTGCGGCTCCCGCCGTGGTGCCTCGTCGCGCTCCTCGCGCCTCCTACGGAACAAGCCCATGCGGCACCTCGCCTTCTATCTCCTTGAACATGTCGAGCGCCATGGAGAGCGCCTTGCGCGACGGGTTGCCGAACTCGTCGCCGTCGGGAACCGCCCAAGCTGGCGCGGACATGTCGATAGGCTCGCACCGCCTCTTGCACGGGTACCACTTCCGGTCGATGCGGACGCTGAAGGTGAACTCCCATTCGGCCCCCAGGTCATCGTAGCCGATCAGGATGCCGTCCGCGCCGTCCGTCTTGACGCAGTTGCGCCACCCGTTCACCAGAGAGCGCTCGACGAGCGCGGAAAACCTCTCGAAGTCGTTCATGCGAACACCTCCTCGTCCGCCATGCCGCCGCTGGCGACGTGAACGCCCATGATTCCCTTCACGTTGTCGGAGACTATGGCGTTGATCTCATCGACGGCCTGCGGGTCGTCGGCGTGCGAGGATGCCATCGACCGGAACTTCTCCCTAGCCGCCTCCTCGCGGTTGGCAGCGTCGGCGGACTTGACTTCGAGCGCCTGAATCGTCTCCGCGAGCGACGCTATCCTGCCCTCGCACTCCGAGCACTCGTCGAACGCCTCGCGCCATTCCTGCATGACCTTGGTGATCGCGCTCCGCGAAGCGCCGTCAAGACCGGGCATCGTCACACCGCCGGTGTCGTAGTCGAGAAGTCGTACACGGAGGCGAGCGATGGTTCTATCAGCGTCTCGGCACCGTCGTCTTCGAGGGTCGCCGCGACCGCTCCGGGCTTCGCCTGCTCCTGCTTCCGGTTCTGCTGCGCCGCGCGCTTCAGCGGCTTAGGCCCGGAAGATGCCCTCTGCGGGGCGCTGACGGCCTTCTGGGGGGCGCTGGGCTGCTTTTCGGGTTCGGGTGCCGCCTCGTCCGCTTCGGGGGCGCAGAACAGCTTTGAGGGCTTCACGGCTATCTTCGCCGCCGCCTCGCTCCTTCCCCTGCTCTCCGCAGCCACCTCCTCGATGCCGCCGGGAATCTTCACCTCGCGCTTGCGGGAGGGCTTCCGCCCCTCCGCCGGCGCGGCCTTCTCGGCCGGTGCGGCCTTCTCGGAGTTCGCTGCGCCGCCCTGCGAGAGGAAGCCCTTCACGACCGCCTCGAACTGCTCGCGGTGCCTCGCGCACACGTCGTCGAGGAGCATGTACCTCTCGCCGTCGATAAGAACCTCGATTGCGGCGGGCTTGTCCTCGCCGTACTCTTCCAGAATCGCCTCGGTCTCCTCCGGGGATATGACCTCCCCGCAACCGGGCACGTCGCACACCAACGCTATGCCCATGAGCTTCCATCTCCTTTGAACGCTCGATTATTTAATCGACATTGTATCACAGCCACTTGCCCTCGGTTGAGAATCTTTGCCAGTCGCCGGAGGCGAGCACGTTGCCGAGCGTCGGGCACCAGCCGCCGCGCCTGTTGTCCATGAGCCACTTCCGGAAGTCGGGGTTGCGAAGCGCCCGCAGAACGTCCTCCCTCCAACGCCCAACGCCGTCGCCCGCAGCCTCCGCCGCCTCGGCCACGATCTCCCGCTCGCGCTCCAAGAAGCTCTCGTTCTGGTACCGCAGCGGAACGTCCGGGTACGCCTCCCTGAAGTCCCGATGCGCAGCGTCGATTAAATAATCGAGTTCTGCGGTGCCCTGCCCTTGGGTGTCTGCGGAGATTTTCCGCGCGCGCGCGCGTTCATTCGTTCCTCCCTCATGTCCATCTCCGTCAGGAGCGGTTTGGTTGTTACAGGTTGAAGGGGTGGTCTCTGTAACGTAGTCTATGTATATGTCCCCTCTTTTTTGAGGAGACCCTGTCATCATTTTTGATGGGAGGGGGGTGTCCGGGTATGTAAGCTCGAAGATGCGCTCGACGTTGGGTTTGATGAACAGCACGTTGTTCAAAACCGTGTCGTCGGTTTCGATCGTCCTGAACACTCTGGTGATCGCTCCGAGCTTTTCCAAGAGGACGACGGCGCGCATGGCGGACTGCTTGGAGATGCCGAACTGGTCGGAGAGCTGCTTGTACGAACGTTGGAGCAAGTCCCCTTTGAACTTCCTCTGGAAGCCCACGGTCGCGCCCGTGCGCTCATCGCGCATCTCGGTCGGACGATACCAGTAAACTACGTCCGAAAGAACCATGATGGCGTTGAGGTTCGGCTTCCCCGTATCGCCCACGACCGTTTTGAACCAAGAGCCGGGGATGACGTTCCCTGTGATGTTGAGCTGGCCGATTGCCTCGACCTCCGGCGTTGTCTCTCTCATGCCCCCTCCCCTAAATGCCCTTTGGGCCGACAGCTGCGTACCATTCGATTGACCTGCCGCCGTAACTCCCCGTTTTCACAAGACCGGCGCGAATGAGCTTGTCGAGCGCTTCGTCGATCTCCGTCTGCGAAGAGAATGTGAGAAGCGAGGCGAAGAGGCTAGGGTCGCCCTGCGTCCAATAAAGGCCGTCGTGGAAGCGCTCGCCGTTCGCGGCGCTCCGCTCGCATCGGGCGGCGATCTTCTCGTAAACGACTGCTGCCGTTACGCCGACTTTCACCGCGACGTTTTGGTCGAACGACTGTAGTGCCATGAGATACCCCTAACAAAAAAAGACCTGTCGGACATTTCGCGTAGGGGTGCGCGATGACCTAAACAAGTCTTTCCGACATTTTAGATCATCACGCACCCCTACGCAAGACCCCATTGTATGCCCAAGCGCCCGGAGATTACAAGATCATAACGCGTCGAACGGCATCCATTCGATTCTGTCCATCACGGCGCGCTCGGTTCTCCCGTCAATCGCGTCGCCCTCGAACCGAAGCTCGATGCCCGTCTTCCCTCCAAGGCCGCGCTCGATGTACGCTTCGAGCACCTTCTGCGCCTCGCTGTCGATGACCGATGCCCTGTGCATCTGCTCGACGGTCAGGCCGCAGCCGGCGAGCATGTCTATCCACTCCTTGGTGGCGACGGTCGAGTATGCTATGGGGCGCTTCAGCCCCGGAGCGTGCCACTCCACGTCGTGGCAGTCCCAATCGCTCTTCCTCGTCATCGCGGCAGCCTCGCTCCCGGCGCGTAGCGGCAACGGCAGCGGTTGCGGTCGTACACGTCGCGCCCCGCCTGCTCCATGGACGCTCCGTAGCGCTCCAAGAGCCTCTTGCCCTGCTCCACGGCGTGGTCGATGTCCATGAACTCCTCGACGAGCCGCACGTGGTCTGCGTGGTCGCCGGTCTTGGCGAACTCCTCGAACGCCTCGCGCGCCTCGGCCAGCTCCTCGGCGACCTTGCGCAGCTGCGTGTCGATGTCGGCGTACTCGCAGCCCGTGAAAAGCCCCGGCATCTCCGGGTAGTTGTAGCGGTGGCGCATGCCAGATTCCTCCTTACTCGGAACGTGAAAAGGGCACCCTCTCGGGTGCCCTTCGATGTTACATCCCATAGGCGCTCGGCGCTAGATGGCGACGTAGCCCTTTTCGTCGATCATGGCGTAGAACTCCTGCGTCGGGAGCCACTTCGACGCGCCTTCGTTGAACATGGCGGCGGGGCTGGCGGTGTCGGCGTACTGCACCATGCCCTCGCCCTTCGCCATGACCTCTATCACGTTGCCGTCGTCGCCTTGGTACTGGCTCCCCTCGACGGCAACGTCGGCGTACACGTCGTGGCGGGCGCTCCTGATGATGTCGCCGCGCTCGATCTGCCCGACGAGGGCGGCTGCGGTCGCGGTGAACAGCGCGCCGCTGTCGAGCTGCACGCCGCTCACGGAGTTGCCGGAGACGGACGCTATGCGCATCTTGGAGCCGGTGTGGGCCGACGCGTACACGTCGCCCTCGGCGATGCCTATGTAGCGGTCGTACCACGTCTGGCAGTGGTCTAGCGCCTCCGCGTACCCCTGCGCCGAACCGCTCGACACCTCGATGCCCTCCAACGTCACGCACCACGACACCCCGTCAGGCCCGAACGAGATGTGCGATTCTATGCCGGGGCTGAACTCCATCGTGTCGGTCACCGGCTCGACGGCCATCGTGCCCGTCGAATGGTCTACCGAGAAGGACGTTCCGCACTCGTTGCACATGAAGGTGTCTGCGGGAGCGTCCTCGTACACCATGGTGGTGTTGGCGGAGGAGCACATGGGGCAGCACGTCGGGTCTTGCGGCCCCATGAGGTATTCGATGCTGCCGATGTCCCCTGCGGTGACGTAGCGCCCCGCCACGTCCATCTGGGAGGCGTAGAGCCTAGATGCGAGCGTGGACGGGCGCTTCGCGAGCGCGCTGAACCGGTACTTCCTGCCGTCCTTCAGGGCGTAGCGCTCGTCCGCCTCCTCGAACACAGCGTCGAGGTCGGCGAAGTCCTCCTCCGTCGCCTGAACGATCTCCAAATCGTCGTCGAAGACGACCTCCGGCTCCGTGAACGGTGCCACAAGCTCCTCGATCTCGTCGCGGCACAGAAGCCGTTCGTACTCCACGATGGCATCGGATATGGCCTCGCGGGCCTCCGCTTCGGCCTCGTCCATCGTGTACACGTCCTCCACGCCTTCGGCGACCTGCGCGAGAACGTCTTGCCTGTGTCCCATAATCACTGCTCCTTCATGCGCATGCGGGTTCTGCTTGAGATTTTAGCAGCAAAAGAAAAGCGGCGCACCCCAGTAGGCCCTCGATTAAATAATCGAGCCTGCGGGGCGCGCCGCCTCGTTCCTCGGAATCAGTCCAAGCAGCGCAGGTCTGAAAGAGCCTGCCGCACGTCCATGTCCGGGCACGCCTTCAGTATCGCGAGAACGCCGGGCACCTCGCGCTCCTCCATCCTCACCAATTCGAGCTGCCCGTGCGAATGCTGCTTCCACTCGTGGAACGCGATATCGACGATGGCCTGCGCGGTCATCTCGCGCGGCCTCGTCGGCTTGACGAGGATGACGGTTCTCCCCGTCCTGTCCAGCTCCTCCGCCTTGGCCTTGCGCTCCTCCTTCGACATGCCGTCGAACTGCGTTATGTCTATGAGCCTGCCCATGTCTCCATCTCCTTTCAGCTCAACGTCACATGTAGTCGTTGAGGTTTATGCCGGTGCCGTTCGAGAAGTCCCAAATCTCCTCCTCGAAGCGCGAAAGGCCGACTTCTACGGCCTCCTGCTCGTCGGAGAAGATGTTCGACACGTCGAACACGATCTGGCCCCTGTCGTTCTTCCAGAAGCCAACGACCACCTCGCCGTCGGACATCAGGCGGCGCGCCTCCTCGTCCATAAGCTCGACGACGGCGCGCAGGTCTTGCGGGTCTTCGATGTCGTCGGCGGACACGGCGAACTCCTCGGCGCGCCGGAAGCCCCCTTCGTAGCCTCCGACGGCGTATCCGCGAGTTGCGCGCTGCCCGTCGAGGTAGTAGGAGCCTCCCGGCTCCCCGCGCTCGATGTCCTCGAATATGTTCTCCATGAGCGCGTCGGCGAACGCCGTCTTGCGCGACGACGCGCTCCTGCGCATCGCGGCGACCTCGCGCCTGCCGACCTCGCGCACGACGGACGCACCGGCCTCGACGCGGCGCTGCCTGTAGTTCGCGTACTCAATCCAACCCATCGTTTCGCTCCTTTCTACGGCTGCATGTCCTCGAACGCCCGCTGCACGACCGCGTGAGCGTCGGCGTAGCCTTCGAGGTATCCCATCATATACGCCCTGTCGTCCACGGAGAACGATTCTAAGGTGCGCTTCAGCTGCTCCTCGACATCCGCATCGACGGAGCCTAGAACTAGGTCTAAGATCGTCTCCTTGTCATCTCGGCTGACGCTCACCGCTTGTTCCACCTTCTCTCCGCAACGGCCCAATGGCATCCTCCTGCCGACTGCCTGCGTCCTTTGAGGCAGTCGCCTATGTTGTGCGGTTTCTTGATTCCCTTCGCCTTCGCTGCATCCGATATGCAGGGAAGGCTCTCACCCGTTTCGACGCATACGACGGGCACGCCCTGCTTGCAGTTCGCCTTGCGCGTCGAGAGAGCCCTTTCGCGATGCTCCGGGTCTTCCCGTCTTGCGATAAGACGCTCCGATGCAAGCCTGCGCTCTTCCTCGCGCTGGAAGCGCTTATGATCGCCCTCGGATATTGCCGCGCTTATCGCCGCCTTTTCCTCTGGCGTTCCGTTCGAGGCGCGACGTTTCGCTGATGCTGATATTTTCTTCCTTACATCGTCAGGACGTTTCTTGCCGATATGAGTGGCAAGAAGCGCAGCGCGCGTGTTCGGGTGCATCGGCATACCGTGCCTGCCACGGCTCTTCATGCCGATCTTCGCGTAGCGGTCGGGAGAACTCATGGCGTGCCCGCGCTTCGATGCGGCGCTCAACTTCGCCCTAGTCTCCTCCGACACGACGTATTCCCTCTCTTGGCTCGCCACTAGGTTGTAGCCGTTCGGGGACAAGGTGCCGCACTCGATGATCTTCTCCGTTTCCAACGCGCAAAGCTCTTCGACGGGAACGCCCTCGGCAATCGTCTCGACGGTGAACGAATCTGCGCCGTACTTCGCTATGGCGCGGTCTATGGCGCTGTTGTTCGTGATTCCGTGCAGGGCGCAGCAGCAGTGATCGTACCAGCGCTCCTTCACCGTCCTGATCGTCTGGCCTGCGTACTGCTTGCCGTTGGCATTGTTCGTCGCCAAGTATATGCTTCCTACCTTTTCAGCCATCGTCTCTCCATGTAAGGCAGAAATAAAATTTTCCTTCCCTCCGACCCCCAAGAAGCGCTCTGGCGCGGCTGGTAGTACGTATAGGTGTCCACGACGTAGCGCACGATCTCCTCGCCCGTCGAAGGCTCGTTGAAGTAGAGCCACAGCTTCAGCGTGAACTTCAGGCTCTGGTTGTACTGAACCTGCGTCCCACGGTAGCCCGCGTCCCAGTCGGTCGCCGCCTCCTGCTTCTCGCGGTAAGCGTCCTGCCAGTACGGGTAGACCAGCGCGCTCGGGTACATCCAGAACTCGACCGCAGCGCCCGCCTCTTCCGGCTTCGCCGGGTCGTAGTCCTTAACGTCGTTGCGCCATATCTGCGCCATGCCGAACTTGGGCGCTCCGCATCGGTCGAGGACTTCCTGCGCGTCGCCGGCGACGGGGACAGGCTCGTCCCACACCAGCTTGCACATGGTCGTCTGCTCGATCTGCTGCACGGCCATGCCAGCGCTGAAGTCGCCGAGCGATCGCTTGTCGAACATCGTCACACCTGCCTTACGCATTCCATGGTCAAATCTCCGGGCCTGCTCTCGCGAAGGTACGCCGCCGTCCCGCACAGGGGGTAGTCGTCGCAGGCTAGGCAGCATTGTCTCACGTCTTGCTCGCCGAAGATATTCACTTTGCCGTCGCCGCACTCGCGCATGACCGACCAGCACGATTCGCACCACGTCATGCTCCTGCGCTCGCCGAACTCCGACACGTGCCTGCGGTGTATGTCGGAGCCTTTCGGCAGGAGCCTCCCGCATCCGTCGCACAGGCGCTCCTTGCGCAGCCTCGTCAGCTTCGGGTTCCCGGTGTCGATCATCGCGCACATTCCGCCGCCCCGTTCTCCGGGCATTCCGCGCAGTCGCGCCAAGGCGACACGTGGCCGCCCTTCAGCGCGCAGGTGTAGCCGACCGTCTCGACCGTTCTGCCGGGCCGATGGCCGTGCTCGGCGTAGCGCTCGCACTCCACCTCGACCCTCTCGAACGAGGAGCCTACTTCTTCCACGGCGGCACCGCCTCCTCTTCCGCCTTGAAGTTGTACGCCGGTCGCATGACCTGCACAACGTCCACCGTGTCGGCCACGCTCTCGATTATTTTATCGGCATCCTTGTACGCGCCGGGTGCCTCGTCGAGCGTCGAGGAGCCTATGCACGAAGACCAAACGCCGTCCATCTGCTCGCGGTAGTCCTTGACGCGGAGGCTCCGCTTCGCCTTCGCGCGGGACATCTTGCGCCCGGCCCCGTGCGGGGCGGACCAGTTGTAGTCCTCGTTGCCCTTCCCGATGCCGATGACGCAGCCCTTCGCCATGTTGAGCGGGATGATGACCTTCTGGCCCTCGTACGCCGCTATAGCGCCCTTGCGGATGATGCGGTTCGCCGTATCGACGTAGTTGTGCGTCGAGGAGACCATATCGTCCCAGCCGCCCCATCCCATGCCGGAAAATATCTCGCGCGCCATCGTCTCGCGGTTGGCCGACGCGTACATCCGGCAGAAGTCGCAGTCGTGAAGGTACTCTTCGAGCAGCCTGCCTTCGGCCCATGCCAGCTCCTTGCCGACCGAATGCTCGCGCTGTATGCCGTTCATCGTTTGCAGCACGTAGCCGATAAGCTCCTGCTTGCCGTCGGCCTTCAGGCGCTCTATGAAGCCCTCCTTCAGGTACCCGGTCGATCGGATGCCGACGCGGGAAAGCTCCTCGTGCGCCGCCTTCTGGTACGCGCCGCACACCTGCGAGCCGAGGTTGCGCGAGCCGGAATGGACGACCAGCCACAGGTTGCCGTCCATGTCCTCGTCGATCTCGATGAAGTGGTTGCCGCCTCCGAGCGTCCCCACCGACCTCTTGATTCGGTCGAGGTCGTGCAGGCGGTCGATGCAGGCGAGGTCGTCCCATCCGAACCAGAAGTCCCGCTGCTCGTTTTCGCGCCAGCTCATGCCGGACGGTATGCGCTCGCGCACCACGTCGTCGAGCGTCTGGAAGTCCACGCGCCTCTTGCCCACGAGGTAGGCGTTCACGCCGCACGATATGTCAACGCCGACGACGTTGGGCATGACGGCATCGCCGAACGTTGACGTGAGGCCCACCACGCATCCGATGCCGGCGTGGGCATCGGGCATGACGCGTATGCGCTGCCCCTTGAACGGTCGGAGCGCCGCAAGCTCCTCGACCTGCCTGCGCGCCTCGTCCTCGATCTCCTCCGCGTAGATTTTAACGTCTTCCATCTTCATCCTTCCTCCTCGCAGTAATAGCGCCAGCGCTCCTCGATGCACTCGACGCTGACGACCTTCGGCGACAGGCGGTAGTCCTCCATGTCATCCATGTAGGCGACCGCGAGCGGCCTCCTTCCGAAAAGCTCCTTCGACATGACCGCCGTCAGCATGAGGCCGTACGGCACGCCGCCCTCCTTGCCGACGGCGTGCGAGCAGAACGCGTCGAGCAGCCGTTCAACGTCCCTCTTGAAGAACGTCGCCTCCTCCATGGGCAGCGACATGCCGAACATCGGGGAGTACCCGGCTCCGGGCCTCGCCTCGACGCAGTACATGAACGCGAGGTCTCCCGTCTCCGTCGCCTGAAGCTCTACGCACGCGCGCAGCCTCCGCTCCATAAAGCCTCCTTCCAGAACCTTTGACGACAGTCTACCATGTAAGAGAAGAAATTAAAAGAAGAATTAAGAATAAAACGGGAACCCCCGCCGAAGCGGGGGTTCGCAGGCCCTACGGCTCGATTATGAGAACCGCGTTCGCCGGTGCCGACGACGCGGCACCCACGTATATCTCCTTGGCCGTCGATGCCAAGGCGGTCGCCGTCACGGCGGTGACGTTGATCGAGATGTTGCCCGACAGGTCTCCGGAGCCGGAGCCTGTCGCGTTGCCGGCGAGCGAGAACGTCCGGGAAGCCGACAGCTTGCCAGCGCTCGTGGCGCTCGTGGCGGTGGTCGCGTTGCCCGACAGCGCGCCGTAGAACGTCGTGGCGTACATCGCCAAGAACTTGTTCGCGCTCGTGCCGACGGTCTTGGTGTTCGTGGCGGACGACAGGATGTTCCCAACGCCCGACATGTCGCCGGAGACGGCGGCGCTGCCGTCGAAGCTCTGCCCCCATAGGCCGCGCGCCGTGGCGAGCTTCGTTGCCGTCCCGGCGTTGCCGCTCACGGCGGTCTGCACGGGGTGCACGTGGTCTTCCCTCGCCCACTTCGTCGCCGTGCCGACCGCCGCCGTGGCCGCGACCTTCGGCGCTGCGGTGCCAGCGTAGGGAACGCCGACCGTCGTCCACGCCTCCGCGACCGTCGTGCCGCCGAAGCCGCCCTTCGACACCGCCACCGGGTTGATGAAGTCGGTTCCGCCGTTGGGCTGAACGTCTCCGACCACCACGAACTGCGTGCCGTCGTACATGACGAGGTACGGCACGGAGAGCCTGAAGTAGCCAGCCGTCGGGACGGCCACCGGCGTGCCGGTCTGGGTGAAGCGGCGTATGTTCTTCGCACCGAGCGAGTTGATGTTGAGCGTCACGTCAACGCTCGCCGACGTGACCGACGGGACGATCACCAGCAAGCGCCCCTTCAGGCCCGCGAGCGTCGTTGCCCACGGAGGCCCGGAGAGCGTGCCCGTGTACGCCGACGACGTTCCGGCGAGCGTCACGACGGGCGCTGACATGCGACCGTCAACCGTGTTGAGCGATATGAGGCCGTTCACGCTCGCTGACGCGACCGGTATGGCGGCAACCGTTTCCGAGACGATCTGGCGCTGGTCTGCGTCAGTCCAGTAGTCAACGCCGCGCACGGGCGTGTCGCCCTTCGGGATGCCGAACTCCAACTGCGCCGCGTTCGACGTTCCGGCGTTCACGACGGTCGCTTGGCTCCCCGGCGAGAGGGTCGTGGTTGACTTGACGACGACGGTTGCGGCAG